GGCACACGAGCAATGTATGCGCGAGTGTTAGCAGAAGAAATCGCCAAAATGATTCGTGCTCATGAGCAGGAACATTGGGAGGGTGGTCGCATGGACAGGGGATCGCTCCTATATGTACTAGAACAGGCCGAGAAAAAGTATTATGAATTGGCAGCACAAGAGTAGGAATGATAAAATGAAAGTCACAAAATCCCAGCTTAAACAGATTATTAAAGAAGAGATTATTAAAGAGGCTGGCGGCGTTGTTGGCAATATTGGTGGTAAATCTGGTGGCTTAGGATCTGTCGCCGGAAGAAAAGGTCAAGAACTCGATAAAGCAGATCACTCAGAATATGGACCAGAACAGCTAGCCGAAGATAGTTTGGTTGGACTTCTGACCGATCTAGGGCATACTTTAGTTGAATGGGAACAAAAAGAATATCGATCTGATGAAGTAAGATATAAAAGTTATTTTCAAGATATTCAAAAATTATTGGAAGAATATGATCCTTGCGCGCATCCAGATCAAAAATGTGATGAAGTTCATCCGGGCCAAACACATGAAGAATGTATTGAAGTGACAATTAATAAAGATTTATATGAGGTCTATTCCAAGAAACAAAGACGTTGGGCATGCGCGCAAAAAGATAAGTCCGCAAAGAGTCGAAAGAAGGGTCTTTCGAAAAAAGAAGCAGAAGAAATGTGTACCGGACCAATGAAACATAAAAGAGGTAAGAAATGATGGCAGCAGCAAAAGGAAAATTAGATAAACTAGTTGAAAAAATCATTTCTCGCAAGTTCATGGTTTGGCTTGCAGCAACATACCTTATGGTAGCCGCCCATCTTGATTCGGGTGATTGGGTAATTATTTCAGGTCTATATCTCGGAGGTCAGTCTGCTATAGATGCGATTGTGAGACTTAAAGGTTTGGAATGAACTTAGCTAGTGTTTTAAATTTTTGTATGAAGTACTGGAAAGAGTTACTAATGGCTGTACTTTTATTGTCAGTTATTGGTAAGTTCCGCTATGACTATGGACAATTAGAAAAAGCATACGAAGCAACTCAGCAATCACTGCAGGAACAGATTGCAGGACTTAAGGCTCTTCATCAGCAAGAATTAGAACGCAAGGAAAAAGCTTTAGAGAATTATAAAGATGCCATAGATGGACTTGAAGAAGATTATAGAAGATCTAAGGCGGAATTAAAAAGAGAAAAGAACAAAAAGAGAGCAGAAGTTGTTAATAAATTTTCTGGCGATAAAACTAAATTAGCCGAAGAAATACAAGAAGTTTATGGGTTTGCTTATGTTCCTTAAAATATTATTATTATCTAGTTTAAATGCTAATGCAGAAGATGTTGGCCAATTTACATTTTTAGGCGTTAATGAGCCAGCCCCTTTCGAGGGCGTTTTACTTGATCCTATAGCAACAGCAGATGTTATCGTCGCCAGATCTTTCTCACAAGAAACGTGCGATTTAAGATTAACGAGAGCGCTCGAAAAAAAGGAAATAGATTTTCAATTAGAAAGAGATAACTTTCAAATTAGTTATGATGTTCTGAGAAAAGAATACGATTTAGTTCTTGAACAAAAAGATTCTGAGATAGAACAATTACAAGATACATTAAAGAAGCATTCATCAAGAAATAAATGGTGGTGGTTTGCCGGCGGTGTCGCTAGCGGAATGGTTGTGACTTATGGAGCATATTGGATGTTCAATGAGGTTCAATGAATTCCAAAGATCCAAATAGAATAGCCGCCATTGAAAAAGCAATATCTCAGAAATATGGCAACGAAGCCGTACAGAATCCGCGCGCAAATTGGGACGAGAACAAAGAGAAAGAATATCTTGCACAAATGAAGGAATTATATAACAAAATTAAATCCAATGATGAAGCACAGGATAAAATAGATATTAATGGTATAAAGGTTTCAAAAAAACTACTTAATAAAGAATCTTTAAGAAATTGTCCTGTTTGCGGATCTCTCCCAAAAAGATCTATGGATGATGTCTGTATCACTAAATTTGAATGCTGCAGTAACTGTTACATACAATATGTGGAAGGCAGAGAGGAAAGATGGTTAAAAGGATGGAGACCAAATGAAAATAACTAAAACACATTTAAAGAAATTAATTATTGAAGCTTTAAAAGAAGCATCATTCGCGGGAGAGACAGAGAAAGTCACACAAGCTCAGGTCACCGGAGGGGCCATGGGACAAGCACGAGCACAAGCATCCGGACTTACTGACGAAGAGCGCGGACTCATTAGAGAATTGAGCGCTCTTTTGGCAAAGGCCGCAAAAGAGACCAATATAGCTAGCGGACAGCCAGCCCTAAAAATTAATCAGTTGGCCGCTGTTCTTACACAGCTTCTCGGCACCCCGGGTGCCGCACAGAAACCACCCACGGAGGCACCAGGACTATAATGGCAACAATTTATGAAATCGTTCAAGGCTTATCGCAAGCGGCAGCAAATGCGTATGATGGCGCTTTAGACGAAAGCGGCGATCCTTTAGAAATAGGACTACAAAGAGAAGAAGGTCGCCCTCTTATTGATAAAAGAGTAATGGACGGCTTTAATGTCAAATTCCATGGCAATATGATGCGTATAAGTTATATGTCTGAGGTTCAACTAAAAGAAGTTTATGCTACTGGTTTTGAAAGTGAAGTTGAACAGCACGTTGCTGACGTTTCTTCGTTCCTTAAAAAAGAGTACCGCAGGATTACTGGTGATTCTGTATCTTTAACAAAAGAAGGCGAAATCGATGTCCGCGTCGAAAGTACTTCTCGCGTCCGTTCATGGGTTACAGCAATACAGAACTATAAGATCGGTGGTCTTGACGACGAAATGCAGCTAGCTGCTGAGTCTAAAGATGCCGTAGAAGCTAGCTGGAAATCTTTCCTTGATCTCGGCGGTTGGAACGGCAAAGGCGGCAAGCGCCCCGATAACGACAGTCGCAAAAAAGATAAAGGACCACAATCATGAGAAGAAAGAATACAAGACGTTTCGATCCGCGTTACTTTATGGACGAGAAAACAGATGTTCTTGAAGAGGCGCGTGGATATGGACAGATAAATTATCCGCCCGGGTACCCACCGGGCGAAGAAGAAGAAGAGGAAGAAGAAGGGTACTATAGCGGCCCCGGTCCCCATTCCGACATAGGCGTCCATCACGGGGGCGAGATAGGCCGCAGTCATCGGGGGGAAGCCCCAGGACAAGACCGACTTACAGGTGGGCAGATAGATATCGAACCAATGTCCGACGTAGAACAGGAAGAGCATACAGACGCCTATTATGAATTAGCTAATTTTCTTGATACCTCTAGCCTTCCCGGTGGACCACCATCAGAAAAGCTTAAATCTGCTCTTCGTTGGATTGCTAAGTTTGAAGCTGAATAATTATTAATAATGCATGACTTTTCAACTAGACAAAAAGCAAAAAGTAAAGGAAATAATAAAGTGCGGTAAAGATCCGTCTTACTTTTTGAAAACGTATGCCCGTATATCTCACCCGATGCACGGGCTAGTTTTATTTGATACGTATAATTTTCAGGATGATCTCCTCAAAGACTTTAATGATTATCGATTTAATGTAATCCTTAAAGCTCGTCAGCTTGGTATTTCAACCATTACTGCTGGCTATATCGTTTGGATGATGCTGTTTCATCGCGATAAAGCTATTCTTGTAATGGCCACAAAGTTCGCAACAGCAGGAAACCTTGTTAAGAAAGTAAAAGGTATTATGCGTAACCTTCCAGATTGGCTAAAGATTGCAACCATTGATGTAGACAATCGCACATCCTTTGAACTTTCGAATGGTTCTTCCATTAAGGCGGCTTCCACTTCAGGTGATGCTGGTCGTTCAGAAGCTTTGTCTCTTTTGGTTTTAGATGAGGCCGCGCACATTGAAGGCTTAGAAGAGCTTTGGACAGGCTTATATCCTACACTGTCTACTGGTGGCCGCTGTATTGCTTTGTCAACCCCTAATGGTGTAGGTAATTGGTTTCACGCAACTTGTGTTGGCGCAGAAGCGGAAGCAAATAATTTCCATTTAACTACTCTTCCATGGGATGTACATCCAGATAGAGACGAAGAATGGTATAAAAAAGAAACCAGAAACATGTCCAAGCGCCAGATCGCACAAGAACTTCAGTGCAATTTCAATACTTCTGGAGAAACAGTTATAGATCCAG